TGCGGCGAAAAAGACCCAAGAATTAGCGCTAAATATATTATTAACGCTTTAGAATCAGAAAAATATCGAATTCGAGTCATAAAAAGATAAAAAAAGCGGTATAAATAAAAACAGGAAACTTTTTGTGTAAATAGTGGCTTCTAGGGCATTCAAAGATATCAATTTATCCTTCAAACGTCATCCTGTGACGAATGATTTGGTGGTAATAAAGAATGAAGATGCAATCAAGAAATCTGTAAAGAACATAATTTTTACAATTCTTGGTGAAAAACCTTATATGCCTTTATTTGGGACAAGTATGAATAATTCTTTGTTTGAATTAGCTAATCCATTAGATCATATTAGAATATCAGATGAGATTCAGTCAACTTTGTTAAATTTTGAACCAAGAATTAGTAATATTCAAGTGACTGTTTCAAATTATCCTGATAGTCATGAATTAAACGCAACAATTCAATATGACATTACAGGGGCGGCAAGTCCATCACAAACAGTAGACGTTCTCCTACAACCAGCTAGAGTATAATGGCTTTCGGACAATATGTTAACTTAGATTTTGCTGATATACAACAGTCTATCAGAGATTATCTGAGGGCTAACACTAATTTTACTGATTATGACTTTGAAGGATCAAACCTTTCAATAATTATTGACGCATTAGCATATAATACATACATTACTGCATATAACACGAATATGGCAGCGAATGAGTGTTTTCTTGACTCCGCTACACTTCGAGAAAACGTTGTTTCGCTTGCCAGAAACATTGGATATGTGCCTAGATCAAGAAGAGCAGCGAGAGCAAGAATAACATTTAACGTAAGTGGACTTACAGAGACATCAACATTGACTTTAAACGCTGGTATAGTTTGTAATGGTGTTGGAAATAATTCAAACTTTATTTTTTCAATTCCAGAATCGATTACAGTCCCTGTTACAAATGGTTTTGCTCGATTTAACAATATTGAGATTTATGAGGGAACTTACATAGCACAATCTTTCACTGAAGACACTTCTTTATTCAATCAGAGATATATTCTTGATAATTCGTTTATTGATACATCAACAATTAAGGTACAAGTTCGTCCATCTCAAAGTTCAACCGCAAGTGTAACGTATAAACAAATTGATAATATTATTGGAATTACATCAACATCAAATTCTTACTTATTACAAGAAATTGAAGATGAAAGGTATGAATTAATTTTTGGCGACAACGTAATTGGTAAAAAATTGTCAAATAACAATTTTATTATTGTAAGTTATATAACAAGCTCTGGTAGAGATGGAAATGACGCTTCAGAATTTAGTTTTGTTGGAAATATTACAAATCAAGACGGTAATTCAATAGATGCAGCGGATGTCTCATTAATTGAGACACTTGAGAAATCAAGAGATGGTGATGAAATTGAATCTATATCATCAATTAAGTATTATGCACCAAGAATTTACTCTTCTCAGTATCGTGCAGTCACTTCATCTGATTATGAATCAGTTTTAGGGTATATTTACCCAAATGTAGAGTCTGTAACTGCTTTTGGTGGTGAAGAAATGAGTCCACCTCGTTTTGGTAAAGTTTTTATCTCAGTTAAACCTCGAAATGGTGATTTTCTGTCAGATGAAACAAAAAGAGAGTTAGTTCAAAAATTAAAAAGTTATGCAGTTGCTGGAATTGTGCCAGAGTTCATTGATTTGAAGTATTTGTTTGTTGAGATTAATACAACACCATATTATAATCCAAATTTAAACGATACTCCACAAGTTCTTAAAAGTGGCATCTCAAACGCTCTCACACAGTATTCACGTTCGATTGATGTGAATAAATTTGGTGGTAGATTCAAATATAGTAAGGCCGTGTCATTGATTGATAGTGTTGATTCGTCAATTACATCAAATATCACTCTTGTCACGATTCGACGTAATTTAAAAGCAGTTTTAGGACAATTTGCTCAATATGAGGTTTGTTATGGTAATATGTTCCATACTCAAGAAAGTGCTTATAACGTGGTATCAACAGGATTCACAATTGAAGGTGTTATTGGAACTGTTTATCTCGCTGATGAGGTTATTAATCGTGAAAAGGGTCGAATATTCTTTTTCACATATACAGAGGGTGGAACTCCTAATATTGTAAAGAAAAATGCTGGAACAGTCGATTATATGCATGGTGAAGTTCTTATAGATACTGTAAATATAACTTCAACAGTAGTTGCAAATGGTGTGGTTGAAATACAAGCAATTCCACATTCAAATGATATTGTTGGTCTTCGAGATTTATACGTTAAGTTTGATATGACAAATACAACGATCAATATGGTTCAAGATTTAATCGCATCTGGTGAAAACACGTCTGGATCAAGATTTGTTCACACTCACAGTTATTATACTCCAACTTTTACAAGAAAATCAAGTTCTCCAGTTTCAACAGCTGCTGCGATTCTTCCATCCACTGCTGCAACTGGAACAACCACATCAAGTAGTGGTACAGTTATGTCTACAGGTACATCATCATCAACAACTACAAGTTCTTCCTCTTCTACCTCATCTGGTGGCGGTGGATCTAGCTATGGTGGCGGATATTAATGATAGACACCTCAATACAAAGAGTCCAAATTAGTCAGGTAATTGAAAATCAGTTACCTGAGTTTGTGCAAGCTGAAAATCCACTTTTTGTGGATTTTATGAAACAATACTATATCTCTCAAGAATATCAAGGTGGATCGATTAATATTGCTGAGAATCTTGACAGATATACTAAACTACAAACATATGTTGGTGCTGCACTTACAGAATACACTGGATTATCAACAAATACAGAGTCATACTCTTCTACAATCTTCGTAGACTCTACAAAGGGATATCCAAGTAAGTATGGATTACTTAAAATTGATGATGAAATTATTACATACACTGGAATTGGAACTACCTCATTTACAGGTTGCATTCGAGGATTTAGTGGTGTATCTAATTTAGATCAACCTACAAGACCAGATCTTGTTGAATTTAAAACATCAGTTGGCGCTGCACACACTGGTGGTTCAAAAGTCCATAATTTATCAAATCTTTTTATCAAAGAATTTTTTGGTAAACTTAAAACAACTTTTGCAAGTGGTTTTGAGAATCGTAAATTAAGTGGTGATATAGATCAAGTCAAATTTATTCGTCAAGTAAAAGATTTTTATCGGACAAAAGGAACAGAGGAGTCATATAAGATTTTATTCAGAGCGTTATATGGTAAAGAAGTTGATATTATTAAACCATCAGATTTTGTAATTAAACCATCTGACGCTGATTATGGATTTGCACAAGATTTTGTAGTTAAATCTATTGAGGGTGATCCTCGTAACTTAAAAGGATCAACACTTTTTCAAGACGCTGACGAAGATGATAAAAATATTCGAGGTGCATCTGGTGCTATATCTGATGTAAAAGATTTTATATATGGGGGTGAACATTATTATCAAATCAGCGTAACAAAAGATTCAATTGATGGTAATTTTATAGTTCCAGGCAGAACTAGAATTGTAGATCCAGTATCAATTGGTGCAACCGTAATGACAGTGGATACGACTGTCGGGTTTCCTACTAGTGGTTCTTTATCATTACCAACAGCGAGTGTTGCTGGAGTTGTTACATATACAAGTAAAACTGCAACTCAGTTTGTGGGATTACCCACAGCTACCGATGTTTTAAACATTGGTGATGATGTAAGATTTAATAATGTTGCATATGGATACTCATTTGCAAATAATACAAAAAAAATCGAAGTTTTAATTACAGGTGTTTTAAAAGACTTTCCAATTCCTGATACTACATTTTACTTTAACAAAGCAGATAAGGTTAAAGTTGGATCATTTGGTATTAATAAAAGTTCTGAAGATTCTAATTTTGGATCGTACGTCTATAACACTGCTGTAAAATTTACTCCAAAAACTATTACAAGGCAATCAAGTAGTAGTTTTAGTATCGTAACTCTCTCTGATCATGGATTTTTAGAAGAAGATGCGATTGAAGTGTTAGATGGACAAAACACTCTGTTAGGAGTTGGTCGTGTTTTGAGTGTAATTGATAGTTCAACTTTTGTTTTGGGTGATTTGCCTGGTGTTGGTCAATTTAATATTGCATTTATCAGAAGAAGATTAAAGAAAGGAAATAGTTCTTTACATACGAATATTAACAAATATACCGCAGATGTTCAGAATGTTTATGAAAATGAAATTAACGGTGATTCCTACGTTGCCTCACCATCTATACCTAGTTTAGGTAATGAACCTATAATTGCACCAGATCGTTCTGTAACATGGACTGGCGCTACTGGCGGCGACGTTATACAGTTGATACAGGTTACAGAGGGTGCTGCTGATCATGGATTCTATTCTGGAGAGGTTGTTACTTATAACGTGATAAGTGGTTTCTTAGGACAACTTATTGATGGAAAAAATTATTATGTAAGTCGTGTAAGTTCAAACAATATTCGTCTTGCAAACTCTCTACCAGATCTTGTAAACGGTGATTTTGTAGATGCAACAGGAAACGGAACATTCAAAATATCTGTTCCTGATTTAGCTAACAAAAAACTAGATCA